CTAGAAATGATGCTGGAGGATGCTGCCAGCTACGTTCGGGTGCAGAACATTTACAATCCAGAAAACTTTGATCGCAATCTAAGAACCGCAGCAGCGTTTATCAAGGAGCACTCAGAACAGTTCAAGACTCTGCCAGACCGAGCACAGATCGCAGCGGCCACAGGCATCAAGTTGAATGCAGTGCCTGACCTGAATGAAGGGCACTATGACTGGTTCATGACTGAGTTTGAAGCATTTACTCGGCGGCAAGAACTGGAACGTGCTATTCTAAAAGCAGCAGACCTGCTGGAAAAGGGTGACTATGATCCTGTGGAAAAACTGATCAAGGATGCTGTGCAAATCAGTCTGACCAAGGACATGGGCACAGATTACTTTGCAGATCCGGCAGCCAGGATCAACAAGTATTTCAACTCGGGTGGACAAGTGTCAACAGGTTGGCCACAAATGGATCGATTGCTGTATGGTGGATTCAGTCGTGGAGAACTGAACATTTTTGCAGGTGGTTCGGGCTCGGGCAAGAGTCTTGTGATGATGAACATTGCACTCAACTGGTTGCAGCAGGGCATGAGTGGTGTGTACATTACACTGGAACTGAGTGAAGAACTTACTAGCTTGAGAACTGATGCCATGCTCACAAACATGAGTACCAAGGAGATTCGCAAGGACATTGACAGCACAGAACTCAAGGTCAAGATGGTGGCAAAGAAAGCTGGCCAGTATCGAGTGAAGGGCTTGCCAGCACAGAGCAATGTGAATGATATTCGTGCTTACTTGAAAGAAGTACAAATACAAACAGGTATCCGGGTGGACTTTGTGATGGTGGATTATCTTGACTTGGTGATGCCTGTGAGTGCCAAGGTCAGCCCCAACGACTTGTTTGTGAAAGACAAGTATGTATCGGAAGAGCTGCGCAACTTGGCCAAAGAACTGGGCATTTTGTTGGTAACAGCAAGTCAGTTGAACAGATCAGCAGTGGAAGAAATGGAATTTGATCACAGCCACATTTCAGGTGGTATCAGTAAAATCAACACAGCAGACAATGTGTTTGGTATCTTTACCAGTCGCTCCATGAAAGAGCGTGGCAAGTATCAGATACAGTGCATGAAATCTCGAAGCTCGACCGGCGTTGGTCAAAAAATTGATTTGGAGTACAACATTGAAACAATGCGCATTACTGATGAAGGTGGAGACGAAAATGGCTACAACAAGCCGCAAAGTTCAATTATGGATAGTATCAAGGCAAAGAGCCAGGTTGCTGCAAGCTCCGACGCACCTTGGGAAAAAGCCACAGGAACTCATGCCTGGGACAAACCCATGGTCAAGCACGGTGATGTTGCCAAGGTCAGTGCAGAAGTTCAAAGCAACAAACTAAAACAGTTGCTGGGACAAATTAAACAATCATAATGCCAAATCAATTTTGTAGATACCTATCCAATGGTTATTCGTTTAGAATTACTGGAAATAATGGAGTTCGTGTTAAACCTTGTTGTCTCTATCGGAGTAGTGGAATATTGCTGAGCCCAGATTTATCAAAGGATAGACTGGAAAAATTTAATACAATAACAGACTGGACACCTGAATGTAACCGTTGCCATGTGTTAGAACAAGCTGGACATCCAAGTCTTAGACTAAGTGGCATTGACTGGATTGCTGACAACGAAGCATCCTCTGATCCTGTTAGTGTAGACATACATCTTGACAACGAGTGCAACGCAGCGTGTGTGATTTGCGACAAAGATTCTAGTTCTTTGTGGCTCAAGGAAAATCAAAAACTCAACAATCAACCAGTAAAATTTTACAGTGATAAAACAATCATTGATCAATCCATTAACGAAATTGTAAAAACTGTATCTCTAGACAAAATTAAATATATCAAATTCTTTGGCGGTGAACCACTATTTACAGACACACATCTTAGATTTTTAGAACATGTTTCAAATCCTGGTCAGGTCACCTTGCACTACACAACAAATGGGTCAATATATCCCAATGATGAAACCCTGGCAATGTGGCGCAACTTTAAAACAGTAATCTTTGCGGCCAGCATAGACGGAATAGAACAACAGTTTGATTACATACGTTGGCCCCTACCCTGGCACAAAGTCAGTGATAATCTGTTGCGTATCAAGCATAATCCAGACATCTGGAATGTGATGTTTAGAATTGAATTCACAGTTAATTTTCTTAATGCTTATTATTTTGATCGTGTGGCAACCTGGGTGTCAGAAAATTTGGCCACAAATTCCAGCGGGGATAAAACGGAAATAAATCTTCATCCTTGTTGGGGAATTTGGGACATAAACAAAATGTCTCCGGGTATTAAAAATTTAATTTTGACAAAATACCCTGATACTCACGCAATCTACAAAATGGTTAACAATATGCCGCAGCCGTTGACCCTGCATGAATGGCAAGATTTTGTCACTACCTGGGATGCAAGGCGCAACAACAGTTGGAAAACAGCATTTCCAGACCTAGTGGATTTGATTTAAAATGAAATATGTCATTGCAGCGCCGCCCGGTGGCCTTGCGCATTTCTTGTCGAGAATCGTGGCCAATGAATACAATTTTGAAGTTCACTCAACCGGAAGTTATCACTCGTTGAACAAAACATACTCTTCGCAGACTGCCCACATAGATGAATTCAACAACGCTATACATGATACTGACCATAAAGTAATTTGTTTACATAATTTTGACAACCGTAATTTATCAACTTGCTTTGGCAACAGAACCGTTGTTAACATTGTGATAGATGGTGATTATGAAATATATCTGAATAATTATTATCGTAAAGCTATTCAACCTTCCAGCACGTACTGGAATAAATTCATTAACCAAAGTCAAAAAACTTTTCCCACAAGTGAAAATTATCTCAGAGAAGAATTTTTCTTTATGTATCAGGCTGTGGTAAATCACGAAATTTCCTGGATTCCCAAACAACCCTTGGGGATTACTATATCCTTTGGTAATTTTTACAAGTTAAATACATTTACCAACGAGCTATCAAAAATTCCAGGACTGGCGCCAACTGCTGTAGAGGACATATGGAATCATTTCATTACAGCTCAACAATCCATCTTGGACCGAGTCAGTTTATACCAACCTATCTGTGATCAAGTAATCCAAGGAACACCGGCAGTTGTGCCAGAATATTTTGATAATGTTGATTTTGGAATCATGTGTGGTATGATTTTTGTGCAAACTGGCATTGACAAATTGAATTTAAACAACAACAACTGGCTATGAAAAAAATTTACACATTCGGAGATGGATTTGCATCTGGACATATATGGCCCGAATGGCCTCAGATTTTACAAACGCTGGCGCCCGAATATCAAGTGATTAACACAGCAGGAATTGGCGCAGGCACTGAGTTTTTAGTTTCAGGGTTTGTGGACCTAGTAGATGGTATGCATGACAGCATAGTAATTTTTCAATGGCCAACTGCAAAAAGATTTGACAAAATGATTCAAGATGATTCCTGGCAAAATATCATTGCCAATGATCCAACCTATCATTTTAACGTCAATGTTGATGCACAAGGTCGCAAATGGTGGTTGAGTAGCGCCAGCACGGTGCAGGAGGTGCAGGACTATCACAGTTTGTATGTACAACGAAGTCAACGCAATCGTAGACAACAGGTGTATCAGACACTGGTGTCACAGACTGCCGCCAATTTAGATTGTCAAATAGTGCATACCAGCACACTGTTAGCAGACACATTTAGCCAGGATAATCGATTTAGATCAACTCGGCAGACGCAAGTGCAACCGTCACCAATTGTGCATTTTTACTGGTTAATTGAACAAATTATTCCACAAACTGCTATCGCTGTTGATCAAAATTTACAAAAAGAATTAGAATTGTTGATTAATCAAACACTCTGGATTCCATATGACCCTGATCGAGAATCAATATGGTCTGACATAAATGCCAAACTCAAGCAGCAACACCTTTGATCACAACAAAGTTCAACACAATGGCTTCACTGAGTGGACCTGTGCTTCTGTTGCCCACGCTGATTCTACATGAACCAGCAGCAACAGCATCGCACTGAACACTGTAAGCACCTGCTGTGGCACCTGATGCAATGCTGACCATGACCACATCAGTGGCAGCAACAGCACTGTTGGTTAGTGTAAAACTGACTTCTGCAGCCGCTGCCAGGGCTGCTGCATTCATAGTAATCTGACCTGACACTGTGTTCAAGGTAGCTCCGGTGCTTTTGCTTGTGGCTTGTGTTACTGTGCCACCAGCACCTGTGCCATATCCTATGCCAGCAGTGGCGCTGGTAGATTTGATAGATGATGCTGAAGTGATCGACGAAGCTGAAGTAACGGCATTGGTAAAAACGCTCAGGGGACGATTCAGATCAAAGATAGTTATGGTAGTGCCAGAATCAACTGTGGAGAATTCAAATTGATAAGTTCCAGTCGCTGCAAAAGTAATCACACTGGCAGCATATCCCTGAATGCCTGTGGTGCCCAGGCTGACCGCAGCTGGCAAGGTCAGGGTGTATGCTGTGTTGGTAATGTTAATACTCAATCTGATTATGCCTGCTGCACCAGAGGTGGGAAAGTTTGTGAAACTCAGGCTGATGCTTCCTGTGGTGCTGATAGCTTGATAATGTCCTGCACTGTAGTCCACTGCAATAGAGCCGCTGGTGGTAGTGAGTTGAACTGCCACAGCACTGAAGTCTCTAATGGCAGCCGCATAGATCAAGTTGTCCGCCATGTTGTTGTCCAGGATGGTACCAGCCAGTGCGCTCTTGAAAATGCCGTTGTTTTCAAGATCCGTGATCTCAGTTGCTGCTGAGGCAAAGTTGGTTTTGATATTGGTAAAGTTGTCTCTAAAGCCCTGGGTGTTGTTGGGCTGTCCAGCAACTGGAAAGTTGCCGTCTATGTTGTTGGGGTTTATGCTGCTGCTCATAGGTATTCCTTGTTGTAGATATTTATTGTCTCGTAGAAATCGCTAAATAATCCAAAGGCCCGCGAACATGCAAAAAAAGACCCGAAGTATACTGGAAGAACTCGACACGTTGTATGTAGAACGTGATCGTCGTTTGATCATAGAAACTCGAGCTGACAGCATTATTGCCAGTGCCATACGACTGATTGAGCAAATAGAAACAGAGTTTGGTGCTGACCAAGCTGACAATCTCACAAGAAAATTGCTCAACGCCATACGAACAAAAGATGCTGGAAAGTTTTCCAGATCAGTTAGGAAAACACATGCAGATTCATGAATTGACTCGCCGTAAACTTGTGCAAGAAGCAAGTCTCGGTGGTGCCATTGCTACCAGCATTGCTACCCAGGCAATCAACAAGGTGTTACCCGGAGTAAATGCTGCTGCCGGCACTGTGACTTCTGGTGGCAATGCAGCCTCCGCTGCCGGAAAATTTTCACAGGAAATGGCCAAACCTCTTGCATCTCAGCTGCAATCAGCATGGACACAAATGGTGCAGTCCAAACTGAAAGATTCTGGAGTTACAAGTTTATCACAAATTGCCAATCCAACAGAAGCTGCCCAACTAAAACCTCGCCTGGCGCAGTTAATCAACAAAATGGTTGGCGGCAGCGGCTACAGCCAGGTAAACTATATGCAACTGCCTGGTATGGTTCAGAAAGACCCGGCCACACAGGAAACTGCATATACCGCAGTTGAAACTATCACACAAATGATAGATGAAATTTACAAAGAGACACTGACTCCGTCTGGTGCTGCTGCGTTGACAAATAGCTTTTTGACATTGACACAAACCGGCGTGTTACCAGCACAACAACTATTGCAATTCAACAGGCTAACTGATCCAAATCAGCCTGCTGCTCCAACTTCAACTCCTGCTGCAAAAGAACTAGCAAAAGAACTAGGTATTGATGCTGCGGGACTTGCAGCGGGCCAGGCTTCTGCTCGAAAAGACCCGGCCAAGGCCCTGCAGGCCTATAAAGAACTAATGAACATAAGATGAAACATCTATTAGAAGGCGGCAATGTATTCAAAGATGCTCAGGGTCAGCCACTAACACAACGCATCAATCAGGCTGACGTGCCTGCTACTATTGCCTGGGTTGAGCAGGTGACAGGCATCGAATTTCCTGAAGATCGTTGGCTGGGCAGCACTGGCCGCAAGCCCACATCTGGTGACCTGGATCTGGCTGTGGATCTCACTGAAGTTTCAAAAGAACAACTGGCTGGAATACTCACACAATTTGTACAGAGTCAAGGAGCCGATCCTAGGGAATATGTGGTCAAAAAAGGTGAGGTGCATTTCAAAACTCCCATCCGCGGCGACTCCAAAAAAGGATTTGTACAAACAGACTTCATGTTCTTTCCTGATCTAGACTGGGGACAATTCTACTATGGTGGATCAGAAGAATCAGCTTTCAAGGGCATGAACCGCAATGTGCTCATGAGTTCGATTGCCAAACAGGCCGGCCTCAAAGTGGGTGCAAATGGCATGTTCAGTCGCACCACAAATCAACTGGTCAACGGTGGCATGGATCCAGACTATGTTGCCAAAACATTGTTGGGTGCAAATGCCA